CAACGTCCATATAAATTAATGAGCCAGCATTTTGAGTTCCGCCATATTGTTGACGCAACATTATTTCGATTGCTTCTCTTTCTTCTTCGTTGGCATTAGTAAATGTAGTAATAGCCACAGAGGGAACAACACCGTTAGTAATGTTGTTAAGGTGAAAATTATCAACTTGAGCATCTAATTCTATGATTTTGAGAGCTCCAACATAATCAGGTAGAGGATAATATTTCATACCTGGTCTATAAGCATAGTATACATAGATTTGACTTGGTTCGTCGTATTTACTATTTGGATTATAAGTAGGTAAAAATGGAATGTCTTCTAATGACTGATTAATCCAACTGTTGGTTTCATTCCAACCGTCCCAAATGTAGTATCCAGGAACTTTACCTCTTAAATTCTTTTCTTTAGCTCTAACATAACTAAAATCAATGTGATATGTTTCTGCTATTTTATTTCTGTCTTTACTCCAAATTACTTCTAAAGCAAAACCACCAAATAATTTTAAGTCTTTAGCTACTTTTTTATAAATGTCATTCCACGATTCGTTATCGTAGTTTGTAAAATCTAATGTTTCAGGCATGTTGGAAGTTAATCCATTGCCTACAATTGCTTCAACAGTTGCATTAACACAAGTTCCATGAATTGAACTATAATTTACTAAGTCAATTAATTTGCCAGGAAAATTATTGTCAGAACCGAAACTAATGTAAAATTGATCCTTACGCTCAATTAAACTAATACGAGCGTTTGAGTCTTGTACTCTAGGAATTGTTTTAAATGTATATTTGTTACTCATTATGGATAATTATAAGTGTAATAGTAAGCTCCGTTTACCGGCACTGGATATTGTGTAATACTATATTCATTAGTCCCCGATACATATGCTCTTTCAGTTGATAATAAGGTTCCTTTTACAAGAGCTCCACCACCATCCCAAGTATTATTAGTAGCATTCCATAAAGTTGCTTGTGTTTGCCAAATACCTAAAGTACCTCCTTGAGTAAATGTATAAATGTCTACATCATATTGTCCTGAAGCTGTTGGAACAGAACTACCTGTTAATTGAATTACTAACCAAGGATTTGCTGCACTAACTGTATTAGCTAAAGTAGCAATTATGTTTGGCGTTGTATTCTTGTTGATAGATTGAGTAAAATCTAATAATACTTGTGTTGTTCCAGCCGGAGCCAACACATCAGGATAAACTGCGTTAGTATTAGTTGCCTGTGAGTGGTTTAACTGTAGCATAGGCTATATTCAACCAAGTAGGGGGTTACGCAATAAGCGCAACCCCCGTTTGGTTTATTTAAAAAGATTAAGCGTAAGTAGTAATAGTAATACCACTCAAAGAGCCAGTGAATGTAGTAGCTGAACCACTAACTTCACTTGCTGGGTTAGGTTCGTTACCTGAGAATACCAAGTTGTAACCGTTCAAATCACTGAATGCAGTACCTGTATTTGAAGTACCACTCAATAACTGAGCGCCATTAACTTGGCCCATCAAGAACCAACGTGCTTCACCATCAGTTGAACCGTTTTGAGTTTCAATGATGATTTTTAAGTTCGGGTTTTGAGCTAATACCTTAACTTGGTTCCTTACAGACTGCTGCATTTTGAAGAATACAGCGTTGATGCTTTGGTTGTAAACGATAGTTCCGTTTTCAGGAGTAGCTACTAATTCTTCACCGTAGTTAGACGTTTGTCTGAACAATTGGAATTGGTAGAATACACCTGAACCTGTAATACCTGTAATAGTACCGTCAGCAGCAGTGTTGATTGTTGTAATAGAACCAGAAAGGATATAAAGTGCTTTTAAACCACCTGTATTGTCGCGGCATCCTAACTGGAAACCTGATGTAATATCGCAAGCCATAATTTTATTTTTCTGGTTTTAAATTGTTAAACAAAGGATTAAGCTAAATCGTTAGATACCCAGAATTCAGGATATGCGATGTTAACTCCCAACTTAGTAGCAATACGGTGACGCAATGTATCAGTGTTGATATCGTACCACAATTGGAATTCAGTGAAGTCACTCAATAAGTCAGTACCAACAACGATTTGTTTAGCAGGGCCTAAAACGACACGGTTTGAACCTTGCAAACCTACAGTACCAACAACTTTAATGTTTGGTTGGAATGGGTATTGCATTTCATACAAACCACCACGGTTAGTTACAGAACTAGGATCGAAGTAGAAGTTGTTAGCTAAACGAAGAGCAGTCAAATAGTTACGGAACAAAGTAACACTCATGAAGAAAGTCAAATCTTCACGGTCAGCTACATCGGCGCTAGAAGCAGCGATCATTTGATCCATAGTACCTAAAATGTTACCTGAAGTAACGATAGAACCAGCTGAACCTGAAGTGAAAGTAGGAACTACTACACCTGAAGTTGAACCAGAAATAATAACGTTCAAGCCACTTACGTTACAAGTTCCACCGAAAGTAGAAGCTGAACCTGAAACTTGACGCCACAAGAATTGGTCGTTAGCTTTTTGGAATTGGTTTACCAACAATTCGCTGTACTGAGTAGCCAAAGCGAAAGTTTCGTTGTAAGAACCTGGAGCCAAAGCAGAGATACCTAAGTATTTCTTGTCGAGGTCTTTCAAACATAAAGCATCGAATGATGTACGAGGACATACTTCGATAGTACGTTGAGAGAAGGTAGCTGATCCAGAAGCACTTGATACACAAGTACCGTTCTGCATGTAAAGACTAACTTCGAAAAGGTTAATTGGTTCTTGGTATTTAACACCTTCCTGTATTGTTACATATTCTACAGTAGAACCAGCATAAACCATCTTGATGATCAACTCACCAGCAATCTGGTTGTTGAAATCGGATAGAGCGGATACGTTTAATGACATAGTTGTATTATTTTAATTGTTTATTTTCTTTTATTTTTGATTAATTCACGAGCTACTTTAATAGCAGTATCGTTGGTAGCAGTTGAAAACGCTTCCATTTTTACTTTACCTACAGCAGCCATAGTTTTTTCTTTAGCAGGAGACATCATAAATTCTTCGAATTTTTCCTTCATTTTACCCATTTCTTCTTTGATGCCAGTAATAGCAGAAGCTACAGCTTCGTCTACAGCCATTTTAACTTTCATCATCATTTCAGCTTCTACTTCAGCCTCAGTTTTAACTGGACCAGTCAATGTAGAAACAGGAACGTTAGTTTCAGTTACTGAATTTTGAGGAGTAGTACCTTGAACTTCTGAAATTGATTCTTTAGCGGCAAATGCTTCTTCTACAGCTTTATTTGCTTTATCTTCAAATACACCTAAACCGTCCATTTCAGTCATTTCTTCTTCACTTTTACCTTCAGGTGATTCAATTTCTACTACTGAAGAACCTTCAGTTTTAATTACAGTTCCGTCAATAAGCTTATGATAGCCATCTGGAGCTAAGGACTCTTGTCCTTCTTCGGTAACAACTTTTACCTCGTCACCTACCTTTAATGTATCACCAGGGAATACGATTTTAAACGCTTTGTTCTCGTCGTAAATTTCACCAAATTTTTCTGATACAGGGGTATGATCAACAAGATTAAAATGAGCTTTTACCAACTCTCTTAATTTTTCTTTGTTCATATTAAATTAATTTATTATTTGTGTCGACTTATAAATATCATAAAGAAATTACTTCTTTGCTTGACTGTAACATATAGCACTTGCTTGTCTCAAAGGGTACTCTTTACGTAACTGTCTAATACATTTAGCGATAAATTCGTCTTTAGGTTCTGATTTTCTTACTGGAATAGGCATATTATTTATAAGTTAAAATATTGTTTAAGAAATAACCTTCAACACTAAAGCCTTTAACTTTACCTGTTTTAACATATTCGTTCCAAACACGTCTGTTGTCAATTTTATACATTCCATACCATTGTCCTGTAACAGGTAAGAAACCATATAATACTGATTTGTCAGCTTCTGGATCTTTAACAATCCAAGTTTCAACTAAATAAGCATCATCAACTCTATGAGCACCATCGTGTTCAATGTTAACTGAATCAACTAATTTATCTTGCATCATTTTATAGGCAATTTTCTCAATTGTTTCTTTAGAGAAAAATACTTGATATTCTTCACCTGTTTCTTCGTCAATACGAGCAATTAATTTGCCTGGTGTCATAAGTGGACCTACTAACATTTGTTTGTCTTGCAATTCAGCAGCAAAATTACGTCTTTTACCTGTTGATGCTTCGTTTACAAAGTTAGGTAAAGCGTTAACGTTAATGTTAAATGCTTCAGGAGCATAAGCTACTATGGTTTGTAAATGTCCATCCATGTAACTTACGTCGTGAGTCATGCCTGTAATTTCATCAATTTCTAACATTAAATCTTTGAAATCACTAATTAATAATGATGCTACTTCAACGTCTTCAGGCATTGCTATACCTTCTTCAATTACGTCTTCTTCTAAATCAAAAATATTATCAGCAATTAAAGCAGCACTACGAATCATACCTTTAGTATCTTCGTCTACTTCCATTGATGTTAAATGTTCAAATGTCGCTATAGCACCTGGACACATGTAGAAATACTCAGTTGGATAACCAAATACGTCTATGTTCAATGAATCTTTAATTATTTCTTCAATTAGGTCTTCACTAAAATTTTCTTTTTTAGGATGTTTTGTAGGCAATAAATCGTAATCTGTTGTGTATTTTTTATTTTGAGATCTGCCTTCTTTTAACAAATATAAGTAAGCATTTACTCTAGCCATAGCCCATTGTTTAGCACCACCAGCAGCTGCTACTTCAGGTGAACGAGAAGTATTATAAGCACCTAAACCACGTTGATAAACTGATTTTAGAGCACCTATATTAGCACCATAACCTAATTTATCTTTATATTTCTCGTTAAATTCATCTGCTTTATCTTGCAATGTTTTTTCTGTAGCTTTATCTACTTCAGCACCTCTAGATGTAGCGGCTGATCCTTTAGCTGTACCTTCTCCTTTAGGATTAGGATTTTTAGTGTCACTTTTAGGTGCTTTAGGTGATTCTTTAACACCACCTCTAGGTCCTATTTCAGCATAAATTTGAGGTTCGTTAGGAGCAATACGAGGTATGTTTGCGTCTAATAACGCATCACCAAATTTACTGAATTCAATACCTGCTTGTCTTAATTTCTTTTCAGCCCAAGGTAATGCTGCTTCTCCACCCCACAATAAATAACTGATGTAACCACAAGCATTATAATCTTTTCTACGAGTAGCTAATTCATAGTTTCCTTTTTGACGAATGAGAAATGCTCTCATGCGTTTAATAGTATCTAATGATAATTTTTCTCCGTTTACTAATTGTTGTGCTCTTACTTTACCTACTTGGGTAGCACATTTCATGTTGTTTTTTTCGTTTAATTCAATACCACGTCTAGCTGCATCAACTGCTGCTTGAGGATAATCGTTGTATGTCATTTCTGCCATGTTAACTTTATTGAATGCAATAAAATCAGTTTCTATAGCCGGTGACTCAACTAATGCTACAGCATCTACACCTGAGAAAGCGGTATCATCTATTTTTAATTCTACGATTTTCATTATAATTTACGTTTTTGATTTATTTTTTCATTTGCTACTTGAGCATCTGTTACATCACCAGCTAATACATATGTTCTAAAAACAGGTGTAGTAACTCCTGTTCCACCAAATTGTCCTGTAGCATCTGCTTGAAATTCATTAGGATCACGTTTAGGCGCTAATCTAGGTGGTAATACATTTGTTCCTCCACCACCAAATCCACCACCAGAGAATGGATTAAGTGTATTTCCTCCTCCACCTGTTCCACCTACAGAACCAAAACTACCTCCACCTCCTCCACCAGCACTACTTGGACTATCAAACTTTTGAGCGGCTATTACTGCTATTCTTCCTAAACCAGCAGCAACAGCAACAGCAGCAACAATTTGTGCTCTACCTATACTAGTAGGATCACCAGGTATAATTTGTGATGTAAATGCTTTTTGTGCTGCTAAATAAGTATCTACTGTAGCACTAGCTATTGCAAATAATTTTTGTTGTTCAAAAGCTTGTTTTCGAGCTGCTTCATTATCATCATCATAGTTTTGACTCAATGTAGTTAAATCACCAAATAATGATTTTGCTGAACCTAAAACTAAATCTTGTAACTGTTGTTGATATTGAGCTTGTTTTTCGGTTGTTGATTTTTCAACAGTTAATAATTCTTTAGAACTATTAGTTATAATTTGTAATTTCCTATCTTGAAATGCTTGGAAATCAGCTGCTTGTTTATCTTGAGCATCTTTAGCTTCTTTACTAAATATACCATTATTTTTAATAGCATCATCAGTTTGTTGTTGAAGTATTTGTTGTCGTTTTAACTGTTCCTCTTCTAATAGTTTTACAGTTATATTTACTCTATTACGAATTGTAGTAGCTTGATCTAAATTTTGTTGTTCTAAAGCAGCCTGAGTAGCATTTATTGCCTCTGCTATAAAAACATTTATGTCATCAAATTGTTCTTTAGTAGCAACGTTTTGAGTTAAAGCAATTTGTGAAGCTGCATTTTCAATGTTATTTAATGTACGAGAATATTGAGCTTCAACTGCTGATAATTGACTTTCTAATTGTTGTCTACGTTCAGCTATAAGTTTTTCAGAAGCAGCTTTATCAATCGCTGCTAAATCATTATTTAATTTTATTTTAGCACCTTTTTCTAATGCATCATACTTAGCAATAATGTTAGCTTTACTAACTCCTAATCGTTCTGCTTCGGCTAATTCAGCGTTTTTAGCTATTCTAAAATCTTCTAATGTATTATTGTATTCTATTTGAGCACGTTCTCTTTCAGTAGCAGCTTGATCAATTGCTAATTGCTGTAATGCTTCACGTAAGTCATTTTCAATACCAAGAAGAAAATCTGATTTTTCTTTAGCTAATGCTTTAGCATCTGCTGCATCTTTTTCTCTTTGTTTTCTTTTTACTTCATTTAACTCATTTCCAATTTCAATTTCAGCATCTGCTGAGGCAAGAGCTAATTTATTTTGTTCGTCAATAAATGCAGCTGTTTGAGTATTTGATTCATTTCTAAATTCATCAAAAGCTTTAGTTAATGCTTTTTGACTGTCTAATTTAATTTGAACTAATTCAAGATCACTAGCACCTCTTTCACGAGCTGTTTCTAAATCACTTCTTAATTGTTTTTTATTACTATCAATTATAGCAGCTAATTTTTTTCGTTCAGCATTATCTACTCTTTTAAGTGATAAATCAGCTTCTTTAGCTGCATCTTCTTGAGCTTTTTTATTGTCTTCAAATGCTTTACTTAATTCGTTAACTGCTACAATAGCTACACATATTCCAATACCAGCTAAAGCAATGTTAAATGCACGAGCACTAGCTGCACCTGTAGTAAATGCTTCTGAAATAGTAGTACCTAAGCCTTTTAATTTAGGACCTATTACGTCAACTGCATCGTTGTATCCTTCAATTGTTGATTGAATTCCTCCTCCAATAGCGATAATGCCTAATAAATTCTTTTCTACTTTTTCTAAATCTTCACTATTACCACCAAATAAAGTTAATGCACCTGCTGCTGATTGTATA